TTACAGGCGCACAAACTCGTCCGGCACCAGATAGCCGCCCTCAGAATCCGTCCCCACCTGCAATGCGTTCTGCACCGCAGCGGTATAGTGCTTGTTCCGGATCGCATCCCAGAACGCCTGCTTGTACGATGCGGACGCAGTGCCGGTACCGGCAGCTTTGCCGCTGTGAGGCTCTCCCAGAATGGGATTGCCGGCAGCGTTCATGGCAGCTTCCATTTCGTTGGCACGTTCCAGACGGGCAATATCACTGCCCAGATCGGTCAGTTCCTTTTCCATGGCTTCATACTTAGCAGCGTCCGCCTCGCTCATTCTGCCGTTGTGGGTCTTGGAATCCAGAAATGTTCTGGCGGTGTCCCACTTTGCAGCACGCTCCTGCCGGAGTGCTGTCAGACGCTGCAATCTTTCTGTCATAGTCATTCGCTTTTCCTCCTTACGGTTTCAGTAGGTTCAACCTTGCACGCAGCTGTGTAGCGTCCACGGTTTTGTCGCTTTTGCTCTGCCCCAGCTTTGCCAGAAACGACCGCATCGTCTGTTTCTGGGAATATGCCTGTGCAGGGGGTTCTTTCTTGTCGGGTTCGTCCGGCTCATCCGGTTCTCCCTCCGGCTTTTTGTCCGGATCGTCCGGATTCTCCTCCGGCTCTTCTTTCTCCGGCTTTTTGTCCGGATCGTCCTCCGCGAACAGGATGCCGTCCACGAATCCCAGCCGCATTGCCTCGTTGGCGTTCAGCCACGTTTCCGCATCCATCATCTTCGCCAGACGATTCCGGGACAGTCCGGTCTTTGCCGCATAGGCGTTCAGAATGGATTCCTTGACTTCCTCCAGCACAGCGATCGCCTGCTCCATGTCCTTTTTCTCGCCGGCTGCCATGGTGGACGGATTGTGGATCATCAGCATTCCCACCGGACTGATGAGCGTGGTGTCCCCTGCCATTGCCACCACCGATGCAGCAGATGCGGCAATGCCGTGGATCTTCACTGTGACCTTGCCGGGGTGATTCCGCAGCATGGTGTAGATCTGTGCCGCTGCGAACACGTCCCCGCCCGGCGAGTTGATCCAGACGGTCACATCTCCGGTGTGCTGTTTCAGCTCCGCCTGAAATGCGGCAGGCGTGACCTCATCGCCCCACCAGGTCTCACTGGCAATCGCACCGTCCAGATACAGCTCGCTTTCGCCGTCTGCATCGTTCCGCAGCCAGTTCCAAAACTTCTTCATTTGCTTTCACCTCCGTTTGCAAATGCTCCGGCATCTTGCAGCTTGGTAAAGCTGCCGTTCACCAGATACAGGTCGCCGCCTTCCTCTGCCGGAATGCGGTTCTCGTCCTCACGCTCCCGGATGTCGTTGGCAGACATCCAGCCGTTCTGCCGTGCAGTGGCATAGCCCTGCATCCGGCTGTTATAGTCGCCCCGGAGCATGCCGTCTACATTGAACTTTGCGAAATACCGCCGTTCCTCCTGGGGCAGGAGCAGGGAACGCTGAATTTCCTGCTCCCACCGGGTCAGCCACGGCATCAGCGTAAACTGCACAAACTCCAGGGACTGCTGCTCGATGTTGGAAAATGTGGCGTGATCCAGATCGCCGATCATGTGCAGCGGCACCCGGTACAGCCGGGCGATCTCTTCCAGCTGGAACTTCCTTGTTTCAAGGAATTGGCTGTCCTGGGGTGTCATGGAAATGGGCTGGTAGTCCATGCCCTCTTCCAGCACGGCAGTCTTGTGGGAGTTCCCTGCTCCGCCGTAAGCCTTTTCCCATGCGTCACGCACCTTCTGGGGATCTTTCAGCACGCCCGGATGCTTCAGCACGCCGCTGGGTGCTGCCCCGTTGGCAAAGAAGCTGGAGCCGTACTGGTCGCAGTCCAGAGCCAGACCGATGGCGTTCCGTGCCAGAGCGATGGGTGAATAGCCCACCAGCCCGTCGAACCCCATGCCGGGGATATGCAGCACGTCAAAGTCATACAGCCGGATCTCGCCCTGTTCCCTGAAATTGGGGTTCGCATCATCATAGCGGCGGTAGAGATAGACCAGCTCGCCGCTGTCCTCCCGTTCCACCCGGACACGGTTCGCCGCCAGCGGATACAGCCCCAGCACCTCGCCTCGACCGTTGCGGATGATCTGGGCGTAGGCGTTGCCGTAGATGAGCAGGTGCGTCATCAGCACCTCCCGGAACGTGTACGAGGTCATTTCCGGATTGGGCTGGTCATGCAGCACCTTGTACAGCGGATGCTGCACTGCCGGCTCTTTGCCGTGTTCCGTCCGCTCGTACAGATGCAGGGGCAGCTGTGCCACGGATTCCGCCAGCACCTTAATGCAGGCGTACACCGCCGACTGCTGCATCGCCGTAAAGGGATTGACCTCTGCACCACTTTTCGACCGCCCGAACCAATAGGCGTAGGACGGGCTGTGGTAGTAATTCTTCGGCTTGTCCCGTGACCGGAACAGCCCTGTGAAAATTCCCATTGTCATCACCTCAAAAAATCAGAAGTTCTCTTTCATCGTACACGCTGCCCTCGGTGTCGTCCTTATGCCGGATGCAGCGATCCAGCGCCATGACCAGTGCCACAATGCCGTCAATCTTCTCCGTGGACTTCTCCTTGTCCGGCTTGATGTTGCCGGCTGGATCACGCTTGACCACTGCATTCCCCGACATCCACCGCAGCACTGGATTGCCGCCGTGCCGGATACGCTTTTCCAGCAGTAGCCGCATCAGTTCCTTGGACGGCGGCGACATATCCCGAAAGCCCTGTCCGAACTGCACCATGGTAAAGCCCATGTCCTCTAAGTCCTGTGCCATCTGCACTGCACCCCAGCGGTCAAAGGCGATCTCCTTGATGTGAAATTTCCGCCCCAGATCGTCAATGAACTGCTCAATAAAGCCGTAGTGTACCACGTTGCCCTCGGTGGTGCAGATATAGCCCTGCTTTTCCCACACATCGTACATGACGTGATCACGCCGGACACGCAGATCCAGCGTCTCCTCCGGCAGCCAGAAGTAGGGCAGCACGATGTAGGGTGCGTCCTGGCTCTCCGGCGGAAACACCAGCACAAATGCGGTGATGTCCGTGGTGGAGGACAGGTCCAGTCCGGCGTAGCACGTTCTGCCCTCCAGAGCCGCCGTGTCAACGGGCTTGCTGCCCCAGTCCCAGACGTGCTCCGGAATCCAGCCCCCAATGGAGGACACCCACATATTCAGCCGCAGCTGCTTGAAGTTGTTCTCGTCCGCCGGATTGTCCAGTGCCTGCCGGTACAGATTCCGGACACGGTCGATCTGGATGGTGTACCCCAGCGAGGGATTTGCCTTGTACCAGTTCTCCTCCTCGTTCCAGTCCTCTTCATCGGACAAGCCGTAGACCACCGGATAGTAGGTGGGGTCTGCCTTTCTGCCTTTGAGAATGTCCATCGCCAGCTGGTGCTGCTCCCAGCACACGCTGTTCCGGTCGTTTCCGGCGGTGGTGATGGCAAAGAACAGCGGCTGCTCTCTGGCGTCGCCGGAGCCCTTGGTCATAACGTCCCAGAGCTTCCGGTTCGGCTGTGCGTGCAGCTCGTCAAACACCAGACCGGACACATTCAGCCCGTGCTTGGTGCCGACTTCTGCGGACAGCACCTGATAGAATCCGGCATTGCTGTAGTTCACCACACGCTTGACGGAATCTATGACCTTCGACCGCTTTTCCAGTGCCGGCGACTGTGCGATCATCTGCTTTGCCACGTCATAGACGATAGACGCCTGCTGCCGGTCTGCGGCACAGCCGTACACCTCGGCGGACGGTTCGTTGTCCCCGTACAGCAGGTACAGGGCGACCGCTGCCGCCAGTTCAGACTTGCCGTTTTTCTTGGGGATCTCCACATACGCCGTGAGGAACTGCCGTTTGCCGTTTTCTTTGACGATGCCGAACACGTCCCGGATGATCTGCTCCTGCCACGGCAGCAGCCAGAACCGCTTGCCTGCCCATTTTCCCTTGGTGTGCCGGAGATTTTCAATAAATGCCACAGCCCGGTCTGCCTTTTTGGCATCATAATGGGACGTGGGGAGCATGAATCCGGACGGCTCGTAGTGCTCCAGACGGGGAAATTCTGCCGGACGCAGGTCGCTTTTCCCCATCATCCGTCACCGCCCAGCAGCATTTCCATGTCGTCCGCCTCAGATTCCGGTGCATTCGCCGCCACAATCCGGCTGCGGCTGGACGGTGTCAGACCAAATTCCGTGCAGAATTTCAGCATGGTTTTCAGACTTGCCTGTGCAATGGACACCCACGGGGTCTGCTGCTGGTAGCCGTTGGGCGTTTCAAAGGTGCTGCCCTCTGCGGCAATGTGTGCCTTGGCATCCACCCAGTCGGCATAGGACTGGCAATAGCCGGCGAAAGCGGCACGATCCACCTGTGTGAGCAGTCCGGCTTGCTCCAGAAACGGCACAAGCCGTTTCCACTCACGCTTTGCCTCCTTGCTCAGCCACGCCGGACACTTCGGGACAGATGCGTCCGGTTTCGGCTCGTTGGGGTTCAGCTGCCGCTTGCCCGGATTGCCCTCCAGCACCTTCAAGCTCGTGGGTTTCGGTTTTCTTCCTGCCATTTCGTGTCACCTCCTGCCGTTTTCCGCCGGATACCCCCCTCTTTTCATTTTGCGAACTCTCACACGGAGTTGGGCGCCGGTCTTTTCATAGCCTGCCTTGGAGAGATTTTGATACCCCCTCCCCCTAATACTCATAGGTCGGGCGGCTGTCCTCCTCGCCGGTTTTCCTGTCGTGGCAAGCCTTGCACAATGCCTGCCAGTTGCTCTCGTCCCAGAACAGCTGCTCTCTGCCTCTGTGGGGGACGATGTGGTCTACCACCTGTGCCGGTCTGCCGCACCGGACACACAGGGGATGCTGCCGCAGATACTGTCTGCTGATCCGCTGCCACCGGCTGGTGTAGCCTCTGCTCGCCGCACTCCGCACAGTTTCCTTGTGCTGCCGCCGGTGAGCGTCGCAGTACTTGCTGCCCACCGGGATCAGCACCGGACAGTCGGGGTGGCGGCACTGGGTACGCTGTTTATATGGCATCGGATCACGCTCCTTTCCGGCATACAAAAAACGCCGCAAGGAAATCCTCACGACGTTTTGCTTTTTCGTCAGTATAAGTATAGCATAGAACACGGATTACTGCAAGTGAGATTCGGTGAGATTGTGTGAGGTTTTTTCCAGCATGGCAAGCCCCTCATGAAAAATCTTTCTCGTCACACCATAGTCCCGATGCACCACCACACGGGAGATTTGCTTCAGACTGTTTCCCGTCAGCAGATGCGATTTCAGTATGATCCGCATTTCCGCTTCCTTTGCACCGCCGCCGGAAATGGCTTGGTTGATCTCCTGCAAAATCCCCAGTTTCAGCTGATCTCGTTCCTGTTCCAGCTGTCCGATCTCCTCGTCGATCTCTGCGGCACGCAGCAGCTTCTGTTCCGTGCGGTTTTCGGCAGGACCGTGTGCGGCTCCGATGCTGTCGAACTGCACCGACTTTACAGACGTGCAGATTTCTTTGTCGATCTGGAGATCTCTTATCAGCTTGGGGATATCACGATAGCGTGTGATCTTTTCTTCGATGGTCATTGCATCTCCTCCAATTCCGGCAGTCCTGCCTTCTGCCGCAGTTCATTGCACACCTGCCGCAGGTCAATGCTGTGCAGCGTCAGTGCCGCATAGTACGGCGTGAGCAGGTCACGCTCGATCGACCGGAACTGTGCCAGATCGTTGTCGCTCCGGGTTCTGGCATAGCGTTCCAGTGCAGTGCGGTACCGGTTCATCTGCCCTCGCAGGATATGCTCTGCAATGCGGACGCAGCCGGTGTCGTCCTTGCAGCTGTCAGCACTGTTCCCGTCGTCCTTCTGGAACAGCGGGCAGCTGATCACACAGTAGGTTTCGTAAACGCTGCCGCTCTGTTTCTGCTGGTGCTTTTCCGCAGTCCAGCCCTCGACCGGCACAAAGCGGCGTGACCAGCTGCATCCGGTTGACGCACTGGGTACGGCGTGCCTGCACCGCCAGCAGAGCGTGGCTTTCTTGATTTGCTTGTTTTCCATGTAGATCCACTCCTTTTGGGTTTCATGCTCGGTTATGCTCGGTCAACGCTCGGCGTGCGTTAGCGTTTCTTCCGGTTCTCCCGATACTGTTTCTGATACGCTTTTCGCCGGCGTATGGCACAGGCGTTGCAGAATCTCCGGTCGCCTTTCACGCCGATCAGCAGCTTGCCGCAGGTTTCGCAGTGCTTGGTAGTCACGACTGTGTCTCCTCGTCCATTCTTGCTCCGCAGTTCGGGCAATAATCAAACGTGTCCGTCGGCATAAAAAACGCCTTTTTGCATCTACCACAGACAGCAGCCCCATTCTTGATCGTTTCACCGTCGTAACTCGTGACATCTTCTCGTGTCCAGTGGGCTTTTGGTGGCTGGTTTGCCCGCTGATTCCATTCATCAGCAGCAACTTCTCTCGCAGTATAGTCAACACACGCCACAACCGTTCTGCTTCTTGCAAGGCATTTTGTACACATCACAAAAGCACTAGCGTCACGGAATCCCATTTCCGCCTCGCCGCCACAAAACGGACAGTTTTTCAATTTGATCTCACTCATGTTCCTCTGCCTCCTCGATCTCCACAAACACCCCCGGCACATCTGCCCAGAACTTCTCCACCACTGCACTGTAGATCTGCTTGTCATCGTTCCAGTAGTGCAGCCGGGTCATGATGTCGAACAGTGCCTTGCACAGGTTGTCCACGTCCGGCTTGTTGGTATAGGGTTCACCGTTCTGGTGCTTTGCCTTTCTGGGATAGCACCACTTCACCACCACACGAACCGCACCGCTGTACGGCTGCTCCGGAATGTGCTTCATGAGATGGGCGGTCAGCTTTGCCTCTGCCTCGCCGTTTCCACGCTGGTAGAACCGGTGCCGTCCCTGCTTGTCGATGGTATGTCCCACCTGCTGGTGCGTACTGGTCGGCGGCAGCATGGGCAGGAAAAATGTTGTCATGTTCGTACCTCCATTTCTGGTTTTTTCGGGTTCGCTTTTGTCAATGTCAGACGACAAGTGTTACAAGAGTGCCGTGCATTCGCACTCTTGTTACTTGTTGTCATTGACGTCAATGTTGCGACAGCGACAAGTATATATTTATATATACACTGTTGTCGCAATTTTTGTCGTTCCATTATTTTCCTTTTTCAGCAAGCTTGATATTGCCATTTTCCAGTGTCAATTCATCATGTTCCTTGACTCGTCTTTCGACTGTGCGGCGGCTGATTCCGAGGTATTCTGCCATGTCATCAACTGTCACTATGCCGTCCATATTGCAGGCGTGAAACGCATTGAGCAGAGCCGCTTTCTTGTCGGCTTTCTGTGCCGCATAGGTCTCTCTGGTTTTCTCTCCGCGTTTCTTGTTCCCACGCTGATGCGGCGGCATCTCGCTCTCTGCCTGCAGGTCTTTCAGCACGCCCACAGTGTCCTCCACATGCACAGGATACCGAAACCACAGGTTCTTCGGCTCGAACTTCGGAAACTCCCGGAGCGTGCCGTCCAGCCGCCATGCGGTTCGCTGCCGCACTGTCCGCTTGACCGCCTCGATCTCGCCGAGAAAACCCTCGTACACCGCCGGCGGCAGATTGTCCCGGCACAGCTTCAGGGATTCCACATGGCTGAGCAGCTCGTCCGGTGCGGCATCCGCCAGCACTGCCGGAGCGTGCTGCCGCAGCTTCTCGATGCAGGCTTCACAGATGGCAGAATTGGTCTCCTGTTTGAGGATCTCATCCGTCAGTTCCAGCTCTGTCATATCAATGAGTGCATCCGGATCACGGGCAAACACGCCGCTGCCGGAGGCACGGTCCATGCTCCGCTTGCCGCCCTGTGCCCCCTTGCTGTGGTGGTGGCAGTAGATCACCGCACAGCCCAGCTGGGTGCACACCTTGTCGAACTGGTTGCAGAAATGTGCCATCTGGTCGGCACTGTTCTCGTCGCCGGTGATGACCTTGTAAATGGGGTCGATGATGACGGCAATGAAGTTTTGCTTTTTCGCCCGACGAATCAATTTCGGTGCAAGTTTGTCCATAGGTTCGGTTACGCCACGCAAATGCCACACTTCAATATTCCGAATATTGACCGGCGGTATCTGCAAAGTAGTATAAACATCATGGATTCTGTGGTCACAGGAAGCCTTGTCCAGTTCTAAGTTGACATACAGCACTTTTCCCTTGGTGCATTGCCAACCCATCCACTTTCGCCCCTCTGCCATCGCAATGCAAAGTTCAATCAGTGCAAAAGATTTTCCAGCTTTCGACGGTCCAGCCAACAGCATTTTGTGTCCCTGCCGCAGTACATTTTCAATCAAAGGCGGTGATAATTCCGGCATATTCTCCCATATCTCCGCCATATTCTCAAACTCCGGCAGATCGTCAGTGACGCTGTCGATGTAGTCCTTCCACTCGTCCCAGCTGCCCATTCCGATATTTACCGCAACCAAATACTGTTTCTTTTCTCCACGCACAACGCCGGGCATTCGGGAGAGCCGTGAAGGATTTTTACAAGCACGGTCAACTTGCAAGCCGTTCTTGTCGCAGATCTGATACAGAAATGCTACTCGTTCCCGATATTCTTTTGCGTTGCCGGCTTCCACTCGCACAATTGCGTGCAGGCTTTTTCCGCCGCTGTAGACAAGGCAGGCAATGGGCAATTGCAGATCACGCATAATTCCGTTTTGCTGTTCAATCGGGATTCCGTCAGATTCTACCAGAGCATAACGAAAATCTGTGACATTTTCATTTTTACCGCCTTTTCCATCTAATGGATTGAATCGGATCCATGCTCCGATATTCGTATCGTAGTCGCCAAAAACTGCACCAAGATCATTTTCGCAATACGTCAGATCTTCCAGCAGTTTTCCGGCAGTCCGGTCACAGCAGCCGGCATCTGGAAGATACTTTCCGTCTTGATTTTTCCAACTGTGTACCACATAGCCCACGTTCTCCTCTGCCTGAAACAAAGTGCTGAGATATGTACTGATCTCTTTCACTGGATTCCACTGTGCAAACAGCGGCTTTACCGGAAGTGCCTGTGTCTGGCACGGGCCTGTAATGGCATAGTCCTCCCCGATGTAATCGTCCCAGCTGAGGGCTCTGGATTCTTTCGGGGCACTCTGGGGACGGTAGCCGTTTTCCAGTGCCATGTGTACGATGGTGCCGGCAGTGACGGGGTGCTCTGAGCCGGCGAAAGACCGCCATTTCTTTTCGCACTCGCCGCTGTGATACCGGGCAGTGTCACGCTGTGACCAGCTGTCCCAGAGGGAACAGTCATAGCCGGAATCTTTCAGTGCCATGCCCACACCGCACCACTCCTGATAGGTCAGGGCTGCCGGGTCGATGTAGTCCAGCAGTTCGTCTAAGTTGTCGTCTTTGTAATCCATTTATCCATGCACCTCCGGCACATACTCCGCCGCCGTGATCGACCGCGGCACACGCCAGCCGTTTGCGGCAATGCGGTTGATGAGATTCTTTGCCGCATCAAACGACCAGCCACCGACGTGCAGAAAGCCGTACTTTTCCAGACAGCGTATTTGCTTCGGGGTAGCCAGTCCGCTGATCTGCCGCTGTGCCACTGTGCGGAGAATCCGTTCCGCCTTGCCGGCACTCTCCACCGCATCCGGGTTGATGCCCCGTTTCTCCAGGTCTTTCTTCTGCTTGTCCGTCGGCGGACTGGATTCCCACCCGAATGCCGGTACATAGCCGGTCAGATCCTGGGACTGGATCGACATCTCGTACTGCAGGGGATCTACCAGCTTGGACTTCCGCTTTTTCATGGATTCCAGCTGTTCCGCCAGCTTGGATTCCCGGTCTGCCACCACGTCCTCAGATGCTTTATTTTTAGCTTCCTCGATGTCCACCGGCACGCCGGGCTGCTGCTCCAGCTGCTGCGTCATTTTCTGCTGCACTTCTTCGTCCTCGCAGATAAGGCACGCCGGACGGCACAGCTCGTGCTTTTCCGTGTTCCACAGGAAATCCAGCAGCAGAAGGTGGTCTTTCCCCTCTGCCAGACGTGTGCCACGTCCCACCATCTGGCAGTACAGGGCACGGACCTTGGTCGAACGCAGCACCACCACGCAGTCTACCTCCGGACAGTCCCAGCCCTCGGTGAGCAGCATACTGTTGCACAGCACGTTGTATTTGCCATCGGAAAAGTCCTGTAAGACCTGTTCCCGGTCGTCGGATTCGCCGTTGACCTCTGCCGCCCGGAATCCGTGCCGGCAGAGAATGTCTCGGAATTTCTGAGACGTTTTGACCAGCGGCAGGAACACCACCGTCTTGCGGTCGGCACAGTGCTTTGCCATTTCGGCAGCGATCTGGTCGAGATAGGGGTCTAACGCCGTGGCAATGTCCCCCGGCTTGTAATCTCCGGCAGCCGTCCCCACATGGGTGAAATCGATCTGCACCGGCACAGTCAATGCCCGGATCGGTGTTAAGTATCCCTCGTGAATGGCTTGCGGCAATGTGTATTCATACGCCAGACTGTCGAACACCTTGCCCAGATTCTGCTTGTCGCCCCGGTCGGGCGTTGCCGTCACGCCCAGCACATGGGCATCGGAAAAGTAATCCAGTATCACCTGATAGCTGCCGGAAATAGCGTGGTGTGCCTCGTCGATGATAATGGTCTGAAAATAGTCCGGCGGGAACTGGGCAAGGCGTTTCTGCCGCATGAGGGTCTGAACGCTGCCCACCGTGACACGATACCACTCTCCCAGACAGGTCTGCTCTGCCTTTTCCACGGCACATTTCAGACCGCTGGTGCGTTCCAGCTTGTCCGCCGCCTGCTGGAGCAGTTCGCCCCGGTGTGCCAGGATCAGCACCCGGCTGCCGCTGCGGACTTCGTCCTCGGTGATCTTGGCAAAGACAATGGTCTTGCCGCACCCGGTTGGCAGCACCAGCAGCGTCCGGTTTCTGCCCTCGTCCCACTCCCGGTGCACGGCTTCTCTCGCCGCCTGCTGATAAGGTCGCATTTGCATGATGATCGTACTCCTTTCCATACTGGCTCCCCTAACAGGGGAGCTGTCACCGTAGGTGACTGAGGGGTTTCACTCCTTAAAACTGTCCCCTGTTCCAGCCGCCCTGAGGGGCGTTCTGGGGCTGCTGCCACGGCTGTGCGTTGTTCTGTGAATACGAGGACTGGGGTGCGGTGTAGGGCTGCTGTGGGGCATTCTGGGTGATCTGGGGCTGATCGTAGGACGGGTACAGTTTGTCGATCCGGTTTGCCTGTCCGGTTCCGCTGCCGTCCTTTTTGTCATAGGTGCGGATTTTCACATGGCACACGCCGGACTTGCCGCACACCTGTGACCAGTTCATCTGTGCCGCCTGCCCCTTCTGTTTCATGCCGATGCTGGCGAAAAACTCGGACAGCTTCCATTCCATTTTCGTGTGCAGGAACAGGCTCTCCTGCACGAGAACGCTGCTGCCGTCAGGACTGAACACCCGAAAGTGGACGATCGCCTTGTTACAAGGCGGAACTTTTGGCGAGCCGGCGTGTCTGGCACGGTCGAATTTCTCCACGGTAAAGCGGTAGTCGCCATCCGGCAGCAGAATGAAGCTGCTCTCCTGCTGGATCTCATCGTCCCAGCCCAGTTCGTGTCCCTGGGGATTTGCGGTTGTGTTGTATTCGTTCATGTTTGACCTGCCTTTCTGAGGTTGTGTTTTTTTGCGGTTATTTCCGGTTCTGCTGAATCATTTCCAGGATATTCTGCCACCACGGAATGCACCAGCCCTCCACGAAGTCCTGCGGATAGTTCTGCACGGGCATATCTGCCGGAAAATAGCCCTTGCTGCCTACCACTGCCTGCAGTTCCGACGGCTGCACCTGTGCGGCTGCCATAAGCTGTGCCAGCTGGGGTGCGATGCCGTCCAGAATGTGCTGGGTCTGGACATCTTCGGCGGTCTGCGGGGGCTCTGGCAGCTGCCCGTCTGCGGTAATCAGCAGCTCCGATTCCGCCAGATCCTTTTCCGTGGGCAGTCCGGCAGCCTGTGCCTTTTCTATGACCTGCTGTGCTTTCGGAACAGGTGCGGCAGCTGGTGCAGCGAAGACGGACGCAATGGACGCATATTCCAGGGGCAGCATTTCCGGCAGCCCGAACCGGTTTTTCGCATCCCACCACGCCGTTTTCGTGGTGTACATCACACGGTTGCAGGCAGTCGCCTTGTGCTTTTTGCCCTTGTCGTCGGTGGCGATGACGTGGGTCTGGAACGCCAGAAACAGGGTGATGTCTGACCACTCTTTCAGCAGCGGTGCGATCTTGTTGGTGGTCTTGTTCCCCAGTTTCAGTTCCCAGTGGTCAAAATCCGAATTGATCTCCGGCAGGGACGTTTTTCGGGTGATGGCATGACAGAGCAGTGCCACGTTGATTCCTGCCTGAATGAGCCGTTCCGTTTTATCCAGAAACCGCCCGATCTCCTCCGCTTCGTATTCCCAGCCCTTGCCGTAGTCAAACCCCTCGATGCCGTTGACCTGATGCTTGCTGCACAGCTGGGTAATGGCAAGGCGTTCCGCCCAGTCGAAGGTGTCGATGCACAAGGTCTGATACTGCCGCTGTGCGTGGGATTCCAGCACGAAGTCCACTTCCTGCTGGAGCATCTCCCAGCTGGTGGGCTTTGGCAGCCGCCGGACGTTCATCTTTGAGGTACTGCCCTCGCAGTCCAGAAATACCGCTCCCGGCAGCTGTGCCGCCAGAGAGGTCTTTCCCACGCCCTCCTGTCCGTAGATGACCAGTTTCACGCCGGCACCGGTCTGAATGCCGTTTGTTTCTTCAAAATTCATGTTGCTTTTTCCTCACTTTCGTGCACCGTTCTTCAAATTCTCTGAGTTCTTCTTCGGTAGGTTCATCATTTTCTAAGCCGTACATACATCCGCTTTCAAAGCTACAGTCGCACAAGTCGTCGTACGTTTCAACCCATTCCGGATATTTAATCCAGCCATACTGACACCCTTGACAATACTTCATGACGGGATCTATGCAACGAGTCGGTTTATCCATTTAGAACGCTCCTTTCGTCCATGCTTTTTGAATGATCGGCGGTGTCAGCGGCTCGGTCTGCACCGGCTGTGCCGGACGGGTGTCCACAGAATAGCCGTCCTCAATGATGACACTGCACTCGTCCCCGGTAGACACACGGGTGGCGATCGCCTGCAAGCCCTCCTGTTCCAGCCACTGCCCGAACTCCTGCAGGGTGACGCTGTCCATCTGTTCCAGCTTGTCCAGCAGCACAAAGCCGCAGTCCGGATTCAGCTTTCGCACAATGGCAGCCGCCACTCGCAGCTGCTCTGAGCCGCTCATGCTGTCCCACTGCTTGCCGTGGTACTGTAGTGTTCCGTTTTCCACCGTCAGCCCTTCCAGCGGCAGGTCGGCGGCGTGCAGCAAGTCCTGTTTCTCCTGCCGCAGTGTGTGGATCTGCTCCGTCAGTGCCTCGTAGTCCTGCCGGTAGGTCTTTGCCTCTTCCTCGGCGTGTTCCTTGTTCAGATTGTCCCGGATCTTCATGTTGATGGCGTCGATCTCCGCAATGCTCTTTTCCAGTTCGGCGGTGGATTCGTCCTGCAGATCCCGTGCGGACATCTGGGCAGTCACAGCGTTCTGCTCTGCCAGTTCCAGACGCTGTTTGGCTGCGTCATAGGCAGCCTGTGCGGCGGTGAGTTCCTGTGCATACCGGGCAGCGTTTTCCCGTTTCCGCTGGTTCTCGCCGTTGCGTGCTAGAATCTCCTGCTGCCGTGCGATCAGCTCCGATGCGGAAACCGGCGTGTTCGGCACGTTCTCCCAGCACTGCAGCTCTGAGGCGTACTTCTGCTTCTGGTCGGCGATTCTGCCGATGGCGGTACGCTGGTTGTACAACCGGCTTTCCTCGGATTCGATCTGTGTCAGCTGCTCACCCACGCCGATGATCTGCAGCAGGATCGCCGCTTTTTCCTTGTCCGATGCGTTCATGAACTTGGGCAGATCCAGTGCCAGCGCAGACAGAAACGAATTCAGCAGCTGCTGCCCTGCCTTGTTGCCGTTGGGATCGATGACTTTCAGACTGCTGTTCTTGCCCTTCCGCTCTACGATCAGACCGTTGGACAGCTCCACATGGAGAATGGGATCGGTGTATGCTCCGTCCCTTGCCGCAGCGGTAGGCTTGTACTTGTCGCCGCCCAGTGCCCACGCAATGGCATCCAGCACAGAGGTTTTCCCCTGATTGTTGTTGCCGCCGATGATGGTCAGACCATTGGCGGACGGTTCCAGCTTTACCGCCTTGATCCGCTTGACGTTTTCGATTTCCAGACTGTTGATCTTCACGCTCATGCTTCTCCCTCCTCGTACAACTCGATGTGGTCGTAGGCGAACTGGACCATATCCCCCAGCACCTGTGTCTTGGTGCGTCCGGTTTCCAGTGCGATCTCCTCCACCAGTGCAATGTGCTCCATCCGCAGGTTCACGCTGCTGAACAGACGCCGTTCACCGTTCTTCCTGCCGGCAGGCTCTTTCTTCTGCATTCTCAGTTTATCCATGATGTTCCTCCTCTGCCGGCTGTTCCGGCTTGTCCGGCGGCAGCAGCAGGCCGATGTGATCGGCACAGTGCAATCTGCCGTCCAGTCCTAAGTACAAGGGCACGCTCCTGATGCCGCAGTTGACGCAGCGGTCTTTCTCGTTCTGGTTATCCACGGCGGCACGCCTCCTCGAATGCTGCTTTGTCCTGTGCAGCTTCCTCGTCCCGTTCGAGCTGCTGGAACTTTTGCAGCAGTCCCATTCCCCGATTCCAGATTTCTTTCGGCATCTCCATGTCGTGCCGGACGCTCTCGATCAGTTCAGCAACGATCTCGCTGTCTTTCAGTTTCGTTTCCATTTGACATTTCCTCCTAAGTGTGATATGATAGTTGTGGTTAATTTTTTTCCATGCCCCCGTTACCGGTTGCCGCCGGTGCGGGGGTTTTCTTTGTGCTGCCGCCAGCCGCTGTGCCGCACACCGTCATACGCCGCAGCTTCTTCCAGTGCGATGCGGATATGCTCCAGACGGGCGGTCAGCTCCGTTTCCGGCTGATTCAGATAGCGGATGTACTCCTGTAGTGTGTCCGGCTGCTCCGGCTCTGCGGTCACTTCTGCGGTCTGCTTTTCCTGTTCTGCCATTGTCTTTTCCTCCCTGGCTCTGTTACGTTCTTCTTCGCTCATTGCGACATACTTCCCGTAGGAAATCCCCAGTTCTGCGGCTGCCTGTGCAGCTGCGGTCAGCGTATCCCGTCCTGCTCTGGGCTTGTTGCCTTTGCAGTCCGGACACCGCTTTTGCCGTCCGCCGTTGGGCAGAAACGGCTTGCCGCACGTGATGCAGATCTTCTCAGTGGTTGGTCTTGCCATGGTTGCCTCCGATCGGCAGAAACAGCACGTCCTGCCAGTGCATTGTCAGCTCCAGATCGCCGTGCTCGTTCTTATACGCCTCGCAGCACTGCAGCGACGGGCGATGCTCCACGGTGTACTCTGTGTCGCCGTTGGTGTTGATGTGCTTGTGTTTGATGGTCATGTGTCAGTCCTCCTCGTGTTACTTCGTCAGCTCCTGCAGCAGCTCGTCATACGCATCTCTGGCGTGCTCGTATGCCGTTCTGGCGGCGTTCCGCTTGTGTTCTGCTTCCTCCACACGTCTGGCAGTTGGCCACATGTCCTTGATAAGGCAGATGCCGCCGATGGTCCACAGGTCTGCGATGTCCTTCTTGCTCTGGACTGCCGGGTGGTAGCAGTAGACGTAGTGAATCTCGGAAAACTCCGCCTCTGTGTACGGGCGGCTGGTCAGGCGGTCAAATTCGGATTGCAGCATTCAGGTTGTCCTCCTTGTCCAGTGCTTCGTCTGCCATTGCCGAAACCATGGCGGCGATGTCACGCAGTACCTTCTGTTCGTCCTCATTGGTGGCATTGGCGATAATTGATGCGGCACTGCTTACGGTGCTGAGGCAGCACGCAAACAGCTCGCTGACGGTCGTTTTTTCTGCGACGATATGCACATTCAGCTGATCTGCTGCCTTGTCGATGTCGATGTGGATCTCAATGTGTTTCTTCTTTTCTTCCATGATGATACTTCCTTTCACGTTCTTGATTTACTTTGCGGCATTTTTCTGTGCCTCTACCGCAGCGATCGCTTCATCGGCGTGCTGCTTCACATACTCCAGAAATGCTGCGAAGAAGTCGTTCTGCGGTTCTTTGCCGGAAGAACGAACTTCCACCGGCATCTCTTTCAGGTTGGTTTTCGCCATGTTATGCTCCTTTCTGTGTGCGTGCAGCGTTCTGCTCGCCGATCTGCATTCCGGCGAAGATCGCAGCGATCGCCAGCTGTGCCAGTGCCAGACCGTCCATGGGCGACGTTGCCGCCGCATAGCTCCGGCAGGCTTCCAGATACTGCTCTCTGTCCGTCCTGTCCACCTGTTTCGTCACGGTATTGTTCATATGATTCACCTCGCTTTGCGGAATTGCGGAGCGTCCGGGAGTTGCACCCAGCTGATACTCGTCGCCCCATCTGCGGCAGTATTGCCAGTACTGCCGCATGGATAAGAAAGGAGGTATTCGCCACAATGGCGATTGAAGATTGAAGATGTTGGTAAGCGGTTTTGCGTCATGCTCAGGACGGTGCATTGTATTCCTTGCTCCGATGTGGTATAATGGGAACACGGGAAGGGGGTGAATAATATGAAGTTAGACTATGACTGCTTACGCTCATTGCTGTTAAAGCTAGAGGATTTTGAAAATCTTGATAATGATCTGCACTATCAATACATGACACTGGACGCTATGGCAGAGGCATTGCCGAAATTTCCAAAAAACATGATTGCATACATCACTTTGAAAGCGAAAGAAGGCGATTTGATAAATGCAAGCATCATGAATGCAGATGGAGGCATTTATGCGTGCACCTATTCCAGCTTAACTTACGATGGGCATCAATTCCTTGATAATGTCAGGAACAACAACATTTGGAATAAAACAAAATCAATTGCAAAAGAATTAGGCTGTTCATCACTTCGTTCGTTGGCATCTATTGCCGGGAAGGTTGCTTTTGAGGTGATTCAGTCGCAATTATAGGATTTTCATTCTCATCGGTCGCTGCAAATTCTTTCTTTGTGGTAAGGAAGCAGCCATTCGGCATCTGACAAATTCCTTTTTGGCACTCTGTATTTTTCTGTGGATCACACAGATACAGAGTGCTTTTTTCATCGGTTTTCACTGTTTTTCACCTCCCGTATTTTCTGCCCTGTAGGGCTGGACTGGTGATTTTTTAGAGCCGCACCAGCGGGCGGCTGAGAAAA